AAGGAACTTAAATCAGTAAAGAGTATATTTGATTGGAGAGATTATCCAGATGAATTTAAACAAAAGTGGCATGCATATATTGATAGAGAATTTACCAAACGCGACGAAGGTTATTGGTTCAATAACAAAGGTATTCCTACTTATATTACTGGCACTCACTATATGTACTTGCAGTGGACCAAGATTGATGTTGGGCGACCAGATTATAGAGAAGCAAACAGATTATTCTTTATATTTTGGGAAGCATGCAAGGCAGATAAAAGATGCTATGGAATGTGCTACCTCAAGAATAGACGGTCTGGATTTAGCTTTATGTCATCAGCAGAAACTGTTAACCAAGCTACAATTACATCAGATGCCAGATTTGGAATATTATCTAAGTCCGGTGCAGATGCAAAGAAAATGTTTACAGACAAAGTGGTACCTATATCCGTCAACTACCCGTTCTTTTTCAAACCAATACAAGACGGGATGGACAGGCCAAAGTCAGAGCTTGCATACAGGGTACCAGCATCTAAACTCACTAAAAAATCGATTACAGAAAAAAGTGAAAGACAGGTACTTGAGGGACTTGATACAACAATAGACTGGAAAAACACAGGTGATAACAGTTATGACGGTGAAAAATTAAAGCTGTTAGTACATGATGAATCAGGTAAGTGGGAAAGACCTGACAATATATTGAATAATTGGAGGGTTACAAAAACTACATTGCGACTAGGTAGTAGAATTATTGGTAAATGTATGATGGGGTCGACATCCAATGCGTTAGAAAAAGGAGGAGATAACTTCAAAAAACTTTATCATGACTCAGATGTCACAAAACGAAATCGCAATGGCCAGACTAGCTCGGGATTATATAGTCTGTTCATACCTATGGAATGGAACTACGAAGGATACATTGATGCTCATGGATACCCTGTCTTTGATACTCCAGAACAACCCGTCATTGGAGTTGATGAACAATACATTGATACAGGTGTAATCAACTTTTGGGAAAACGAAGTCGAAGGATTAAAACACGACAGTGATGGTTTAAATGAATACTATCGGCAGTTTCCAAGAACAGAAGAGCATGCATTCCGTGATGAAGCTAAAAATAGTATATTTAATCTAGCTAAAATATACGAGCAAATTGATTTTAATGAAGATGCAATTCGTAGCGGTCTTGTAACAAAGGGATCGTTTAGCTGGGAAAATGGTATTAAAGATTCAAAAGTAATATTTACTCCAAATCCTAACGGAAGGTTTTTAATTTCTTGGGTTCCAGATAAAAATATTCAAAATAATGTAATACTAAAGAATGGTATAAAACATCCCGGAAACGAGCATATTGGTGCATTTGGATGTGACTCATATGATATATCCGGTACAACAGATGGAATTGGGTCTAAAGGAGCACTTCACGGGCTAACTACTTTTAGTATGGAAAATGCTCCACCACATACATTTTTTTTAGAATATGTAGCAAGGCCGCAAACAGCGGAAATTTTTTTTTGAAGATGTTTTGATGGCTATTGTATTTTATGGAATGCCCATACTGGCTGAAAATAATAAACCTAGATTGTTGTATCATTTAAGAAGAAGAGGTTATAGAGGGTTTTCAATGAATAGACCTGATAAAGTTTGGAATAAGCTTTCTGTAACAGAAAAAGAAATAGGCGGTATACCCAACACCTCTGAAGATATAAAACAAGCTCACGCTGCGGCTATTGAAACATATATAAATAAATATGTTGGATATACAGACGAAGGCAACAGTGGAAACATATATTTTAATAGAACATTAAATGACTGGGCAAAATTTGATATAAATAAAAGAACAAAGTATGATGCAGCTATTAGTTCGGGGCTTGCTATTATGGCTTGCAATAGACATTTATATCATCCAAAACCTAAATATGAAAAACAAGGTTTAAACATAAAGATTAAAAGATTTAATAATAAAGGAATGCATTCGCAAATAATTAAATAGCATGGCTGAAACAATTTTAAAAAGTTCATTTCCAAGTCAAATAGCAAGCGATACTGAGAAGGCTAGTTTAGAATACGGATTAAAAGTAGCTCGTGCTATTGAACACGAATGGTTTAAAAGAGACTCAGGCGCTACACGGTTTTATTCTAATAGGGATGAATATCATAGACTCAGACTTTATGCTAGAGGCGAGCAGTCTGTAAAAAAATATAAAGATGAATTATCTATTAATGGTGATTTGTCTTATCTTAATTTAGATTGGAAACCTGTACCAATTATTCCTAAGTTTGTAGACATTGTTGTAAATGGTATGTCAGATAGGCTTTATGATATTAAAGCATTTAGCCAAGACCCATCATCTGTTCAAAAAAGAACAAAGTATGTTGAGTCTATTTTAGTTGATATGCAGACTAAAGAGCTAACTGAAAAAATAAAAGCTGACTTTGGTATTGATTTATTTGCAAATGATCCAAGCAAATTACCAGAAACTGAAGAAGAATTATCATTGCATATGCAGCTTGAATATAAGCAAGCAATTGAAATTGCAGAAGAGCAAGCTATTAATACAATATTTAATAATAATAATATTGATCTTACAAGAAAAAGAGTTAATTATGATTTAACTGTTATTGGTATTGGAGCTACAAAAAATGATTTTAATAAGTCTGAAGGCATAAATATTAAATATGTTGATCCAGCCGATTTAGTATATTCTTATACAGACTCCCCTTATTTTGATGATATATATTATGTTGGTGAAGTTAAATCTGTTACTATCAATGAATTAAAACAACAATTTCCAAACTTAACAGATGATGATCTTAAAGAATTGTCAAAACAAGGTGTTCAAACACCCGCTTCCCATAATAGATATATTAATGAAGACAGTGTTTTAGACGCAAATACTATTCAGGTTTTATATTTTAATTATAAAACATATAATAATGAGGTATTTAAAATAAAGAAAACAGCATCCGGTGCTGATAAAGCAATCCCCAAAAGTGATCAATTTAATCCGCCTAAAGACGATAGATCAAGATTTACAAAAGAATCAAGATCTATAGATATAGTTTATGATGGAGCTTTTGTATTAGGAACAAAACATTTACTTAAATGGGAAATTGCTAAAAATATGGTTCGACCTAAAAGTGATACAACAAAAGTAATGATGAATTACAATATTGTAGCGCCTAGAATATATAAAGGAAGAGTTGAATCACTTGTAAGTCGTATTACAGGTTTTGCTGATATGATTCAATTAACTCATCTTAAGTTACAGCAAGTAATGTCAAGAATGATTCCAGATGGGGTTTATTTAGATGCAGACGGTCTTGCAGAAATTGATTTAGGTAATGGCACAAACTACAATCCTCAAGAGGCATTAAATATGTTCTTTCAAACAGGTTCTGTAATTGGTAGATCAATGACCACTGACGGTGATATGAACCCAGGCAGGGTACCAATTACTGAATTAACATCAAATGGTGGTAATAATAAAATAAGTTCATTAATAAATACTTATAACTATTATTTGCAAATGATCCGAGATGTAACAGGATTAAATGAAGCACGCGATGGATCAATGCCTGATAAAAACGCTTTAGTTGGAGTACAAAAATTAGCTGCAGCAAACTCAAATACAGCAACAAGACATATATTACAGTCAAGCCTATATCTTATTGCTAAAACAGCAGAAGCAATTAGCTTGAGAATATCTGATGTATTAGAATACTCACCAACAAGGGATTCATTTATTTCTAGTATTGGTAGATTTAATGTTGGAGCGCTAGAAGATATTAAAAATATGCATTTGCATGACTTCGGTATTTTTATTGAATTATCTCCTGATGAAGAAGAAAAACAAATGCTCGAAAATAATATTCAACAGGCATTAGCTAAAGACCAAATATATCTTGAAGATGCTATTGATGTTAGAGAAATTAAAAATATTAAACTAGCCAATCAATTATTAAAAGTTCGTAGACGTAAAAAGCTAGATCAGGATCAACGAATACAACAGTCTAATATTCAAGCACAAGCAAATGCAAACTCCCAAAGTACGCAAGTAGCTGCCCAAATGGAAATTCAAAAGAATGAAGCTATAACAAACCAAAAGGCTCAGCTAATTCAAATTGAAAATGATCTTGAAATGCAAAAAATGCAGCAAGAAAAAGAACTTAAGAAAGAACTTATGAAATATGAGTTTGATCTTAATATGGCTATCAAAAATAAAGATAGTGAAATGCTTACAGAAAAAGAAGCATATAAAGAAGATCGTAAAGACGAAAGAACTCGTATACAAGCTTCTCAACAGTCTAAGCTTATTGAACAACGCAAAGACAGAAAAGGTGAACAAGAATTTGAATCTGCTGGTAATGATACTATGGGTAGTGGATTTAATTTAGAAATGTTTGAACCAAGGTAATACCCAATTTTTTTTTAATTTTATAATATTTTATCATGGCTGAAGAAACTAATCAAGTCGAAGAAACTGTACAAGAAAATGTACAAGAAAATGTACAAGAAACTGTACAAGAAACAATTGAACAACAAGCAAAAAAAACAAAAAGAAGCGGCTAACACCGCGGTTATTGAAACAAAAGATGATGATACTAATATCACAACTGATGATGATGGTACAATCAAAATTGATTTAAGAAAACAACCTAAAACAGAAGAAACTAATGCCGTTCAAGAGCAAAGCGCAGATGAGATTTCTGTACGCAACGAATCCGAGACTAGCAGCGAAATACAAAACAAAGACGACAGCGAAGCAGATGAAACAGTTACCGGAGAAAGTAACACCGCTGACGATGAGGTGCCAACAGTCGAACTTGTACAAGATGAAGAAACGGTAGAAAAACAACCAAGCTTAGCGGATAAACTAAAAGATATTCCAAATAAGCTTAAAGAAGAAGCGGAAGATGTAAATAATAATCAAGACACCAATGAGTTACCTGAAAACATCAACAAATTAGTTGAGTTTATGAAAAACACAGGTGGAACGCTTGAAGATTATGTAAATCTTAATAAAAATTACGACGATATGGAAAGCATGGACTTGCTTCGTGAATATTATCGTCAATCTAAACCTCATTTATCAGAAGATGAAATTTCTTTTTTAATAGAAGATACTTTTTCATATGATGAAGAAATTGAAGAGGAAAGAGATATTAAACGCAAAAAATTAGCGTTAAAAGAAAGCATTGCTGAGGCTAAATCAAATCTTACTAGTTTAAAGAATAAATATTACGATGATCTTAGGTTAAGTTCAAAGTTAACTCCAGAACAAAAAGAGGCGGTTGAGTTTTACAATACATATAAACAAGAACAAAGTCAATCAGAGCAAATTGCTCAACAACAGCGATCTGTATTTAATGAAAAAACAAATCAATTGTTTTCCGAAAATTTCAAAGGTTTTGAATATAAAGTAGGTGATAAAAAATATAGATTTAATGTTAAAGACGTTAATAATGTTAAAAATTCCCAAGCAGACATTAATTCATTAGTTAGCAGGTTTGTTAACGACAATAATGAAATGTCAGATATAGCGGGTTATCATAAAGCATTATTTACAGCAATGAATGCTGATTCTATTGCAAATCACTTTTATGAGCAAGGTAGGGCTGATGCGATTAAAAATCAAATGGCTAAATCTAAAAACGTAGATATGAATCCGCGTGGTACTCATGAAGCGGTTACAACTGATTCAGGGTTTAAAATAAGAGCTATAAGTGGTGATGACAGTTCTAAACTACGTATAAAAATTAAACAATAACACTTAAAAATAATTTAAAATGGGATTATTTGCAACTGGTGGATCGTTTCCTGCGGGATTAACGCCTACACCAACTAAAACACTTTTTTCCGGTAACTATCTTACTTTTGATAGCGCTACTGGTGGCGGAACTTTCGCCCAACAGTTTTTACCAGACGTATACGAAAAGGAAGTTGAGCGTTACGGAAATCGCTCTGTTTCTTCTTTCTTACGCATGGTAGGAGCTGAAATTCCTTCTGCTTCAGATCAAGTTATTTGGTCAGAGCAAGGAAGATTACATATTGCTTATGATGCTGCTACTGTTGTTGCATCTACAAGTACTATTACTGAAGTTGGACATGCTGTAAGAGCTGGGCAAACAGTAGTTATTTCTCAAGACCTTACAACTGTAAAAGCTGTTGTGACTAGCGTTCCTGATGCTGATACTATTGTTGTTGCTCCTTACGCTGGTACTGATCTTGCTGGGCTTGGCATTACTGATGGGGCTGTTAAACTATTTGTTTATGGTTCTGAATTTGGTAAAGGAACAAGCGGTATGGTCGGATCTGTAGACGCTGGCTTTGAGCAATTTAGTAATTCACCTATTATCATTAAAGATAAGTATTCTATCTCAGGATCTGATGCTGCTCAAATTGGATGGGTTGAAGTTACTACTGAAAACGGAGCTTCTGGATACTTATGGTACTTAAAATCAGAGCATGAAACAAGACTTCGTTTTGAAGACTATCTTGAAATGTCTGTAGTTGAAGGAGAACTTGCTTCTGCTACTGGGGCTGGATCAGCTGCAAATGCTGGGTATAAAGGTACTGAAGGTCTTTTTGCTGCTATCGAAGGTCGTGGGAATATCTATCAAAACTTTAATTCAGGTGAAGCTACTTTAGCTAACTCTGGAGCTGATAGAACTGCGCTTCAAGACTTTGACGAAATTCTTAAGAATCTTGACAAGCAGGGAGCTATCGAAGAAAACATGCTTTTCTTGAATAGAGCCACCGCGCTTGCTTTTGATGATATGTTAGGAGCTGTAAATGCTCACTATAATGGTGGAACTTCTTATGGAGTATTCAACAACAGTGAAGATATGGCACTTAACTTAGGATTCAGCGGATTTAGAAGAGGTTCTTATGACTTCTACAAAACTGACTGGAAATATTTAAATGATGCTGCTACACGTGGTCTTACTGAAGATATTGATGGTGTACTTGTACCTGCTGGTACTTCAACTGTATACGATCAGCAATTAGGTAAGAACATTAAGCGTCCTTTCTTACACGTACGTTACCGTGCTTCTGAAGCTGACGATCGTAAAATGAAATCTTGGATCACTGGATCTGTAGGTGGAGTTTATACTTCTGAAACTGATGAAATGAACGTTAACTTCTTGTCAGAAAGATGTTTATGTGTTCAAGGTGCTAACAACTTTGTATTATTCAAGTCTGTTGCTCAATCATAATTACTAATGTAAGGATGGGGCGTCTTTAAGGCGCCTCTATCTTTACTTTTTATCAATTTTATTATATTATATTATGTCTAAAAAAACAAAGCAACCTGAAGCTTTAGATGGCTCCTGGGCAATTAAAGATAGAACTTATGTTTTAAAAGGTGATAAATCACCTATAACGTATACGTTAGCTTCAAAGCATCATAGTAGAAACCCTTTAATGTGGTTTGATGATGAACAAGGCTACGCAAGAGAATTAAGATATGCTTCAAATCAAAAGTCTCCTTTTGTTGATGAGCAATCAGGATTTTCAACATTAAAGCACATTGTGTTTAGAAACGGATCATTATTTGTTTCAAAATCTGATCAAGCTTTACAAAAATTATTATCATTATATCATCCTCAAAAAGATAGAACATATTATGAGGTTGATAATGTAGCAGAAGCTACCGATGAACTCGCTGATATAGAAATAGAAATTACAGCCCTTAATTTAGCAAAAGATTTAAATATTGAACATGCTGAAGCCGTGCTAAGAGTGGAACAAGGCTCTTCTGTTTCTAAAATGACAACAGCAGAAATTAAAAGAGATTTATTGTTATTTGCAAAACGTAATCCCGGATTATTTATTGAATTAGTCGAAGACGATAATGTTCAATTAAGAAATTTTGGCATTAAAGCAACCGAGGCAAATATTATTCGTTTATCGCAAGACCAACGATCTTTTCATTGGGCTAGTAACGATAAAAAATTAATGTCAGTACCTTTTGATGAAAATCCATATTCAGCATTAGCTGCTTATTTTAAAACAGACGAAGGAACTGAAATATATAAATCAATAGAAAAGAAACTAAAATAATCATCTTATAGTGGCGGGACCACTTTAGGTGGTCCCTTCATTATAATAAAAAAAATAGTATGGTTAGTGTAGATACGGTATACCAAACAGTATTGGCAATACTTAATAAAGAAAACAGAGGATATATGACCCCACAGGAATTTAATCTTCTAGCTAATCAAGCTCAAAGCGAAATATTTGAGCAATATTTTTATGATTTAAATCAATATAATCGCAGAGGCGAAATAAATAATGAATTTGCAAATATAGTTCAAAATATTAAAGAAAAAATTGATTTATTCAAAGTACAAGAGTTTGATTTAATTTATTTTAATGAATTATATGAATTGCCTGCTAATTTATATAGATTAGGTAGCGTACAATATGGTTATACAGAAATAGAACAAGTAAATAGCAAAGAATTTCTTTACGTGCTTAATTCTCCATTAACCGCGCCCTCTGAATCATTCCCTGTATATATAAGAACAAATAACACAATACAAGTGTACCCCGCTAGCATTGTGCAAGAGGTAACTTGTAATTATGTAAAAACACCTACTACTGTAAACTGGACTTATAAAACAGTTAATGGTACCGCCCTGTATAATCCTTCTTCAACTGATCATAATGATTTTGAATTACACCCTTCAGAAGAAGTAACTTTGGTTAATAAAATATTAACTCTTGCTGGCGTTATTATTAAACAGCCTGATATAACCCAAATAGGGGAAGCTAAGGATAATAAAAAAATAACACAAGAAAAATCATAATAAATGGCATTAGCAAAATTACCACCATCGGAACATTACGATATTTCTAGCGATCAAGGTGCATATCAGTTTATAACGTTAAAAGATATTATTAATAATTTTATTGTTTCTCAAATAGGTGATGATAAGATTATTAAAAAAGCAAAACGTGCTGAAGTATTATATCATGCACAGCGCGGAATTGCTGAGCTAAATTATGATACGCTTGGTAATATAAGAACACAAGAGATTGATTTAGGTCCATCTCTTTCAATGCCTATACCTCACGATTATGTTAATTTAGTAGATGTGAGTTTTGTGGATAAGCATGGTATTTTAAGAACTATTGCTAAAAATAAATTAACTGATTTACCTGAAATGATATATCAGGATTTTGATTATAGCTATTTATTTGGAGGAGAGGGGGAGCTATTAACCACAAGCGATTCAATAACAGCTGAAAATTTTAGACAAAGTAATGAGAATCAAGCTTCAGCAAGAGATTCTGTAGATTCATTAGAAGAAGGGTATGGCCATAATATAGACTACGGCAAAAGATATGGCTTAGACACAACCACTGCAACAAAAAATGGCAGTTATATAATAAGTGATAAATTTGGAACAATAAGCTTTTCAAGTGATCTTGCTAATCAAACTATAGTATTAAGGTATATATCGGATGGATTACATTCTGATGAAAATATGCGAATTCATAAGTTTGCTGAAGAAGCTATATATAAAATAATATCCTACGGGGTAATGTCATCTAAATCAAACATTCCTGAATATCAAATTAATAGGGTGAAAAAAGAAAAAAGAGCCGCTATTAGAAACGCTAAAATAAGGTTAGCAAAATTAAGTCCAAGCGAAATCATTCAAGAGTTAAGAGGCAAATCCAAACAAATTAAACACTAATACATGGCTGAATTAAAACATACATTCATAGCCGGAATGATGGATAAAGATCGCGATGAGCGCCTTGTAAAAAATGGTACCTATCGTGATGCTTTAAATATACACATTTCTTCTTCTGAGGGTTCTGACGCTGGTGCGGTTGAAAATTTATTAGGAAATAAACAATTAACTAGTCTAGGGCTTTCTAATGCCCAAACGATTGGGTCAATAGCTTACGGCCTTAAAGATAAAATATACTGGATAGTAACTTCTGATAATATTGATGGCATATATGAATATGATCAAATTCAAAAAACGGTTGTTCCTATAATTATAGATACCAAAAGAAATAGTTCTGAATTAATTAATGGGCTAACAATTCAGTCAAATGAAAATAACGAACTTGTATTAGATAATATTACAGCTAGTCAATTAAAGACAATATGTGGTAATATACCAGATGATACTATAGATGAAGTATTAGTAAATAACAATATTAATTTATCATCACAAGACCCTAAATTAGATATATCAATACCGCAAAATACTATATTAAGAAGAGAAAACAAAAAATATGTTTTTAAAAATATAGAATATAGCGGGCAAGAATATGGAAACATAACAATAAAATTTTCTTTTTCCATAAAAAGTGTATTAAATTTTTCTTCAAAAAATCTAATAACAGGTATCGACATAATTGACGATATGCTGTTTTTTACAGATGATTTGAACCCCCCAAGAAAAATAAATATTTCTAAATTTAAAAAATACACAAATACTCCCTATCCTAACACAAACGGTGTTTTTGAAACGCAGACTTTAGTACAATATATAGAAAAAGATGCTAATGGTAATATTATTAATTTAACTAGAAATTTTTCTGAAAATGATTTATCTGTAGCTAAAAAAGCCCCAACCAAAGCACCTACTTTAGATTTATACAATTCATTAATAAGTGGCGTAACCGAAATAGAAAAAATAATTAGTTTTTATATTGCCTCAAATAATGGCGATAAAGAAATTGGTATTGGAGATAATTTAACTATAACCGGCTTAACTACTTTACCTAATTGGAATGAAGGTGATAACTTAGAATTAAGTTCTTATACCGACGACGGGAC